ATTTGATATGTCAGTGATGAATATCATCAGTCTTGACATTGAGGTTGAGTGTGAAAATGGATTCCCTGATGTAGAGAGTGCTTCAGAATCTATTCTTTGTATTACTATCAAAGATATGAATACAAAGAAACTAATTGTATGGGGCACTAGAGAATATGAGAACAGTCGTGACGATGTTGAGTTTATATATTGCCATGGTGAGAGAGACCTTCTAGATAAATTTTTAAACCACTGGGTTCAGAATACACCAGATGTTATTACTGGATGGAATGTATATCTATATGATATTCCATATATTTGTCGTAGATTAGAACGAGTATTTACTGAGAAACATATGCGTTCTCTTTCTCCATGGAACTTAATCAACTATAGAGAGTTTAATATTCATGGTAGAAAAAATATTGCTTATGACCTAGGTGGAGTTTCCTGTTTAGATTATCTTGATCTCTACAAGAAGTTTACGTATTCCAATCAAGAATCATACCGGTTGGATCATATTGCTTTTGTTGAACTAGGTCAACAAAAACTAGACCACAGTGAGTTTGAGAACTTTAAAGCGTTCTATACAAACAACTGGCAAAAGTTCATTGACTATAACATCCTTGACGTAGAACTTGTTGACCGTATGGAAGACAAGATGAAACTGATTGAGTTGTGTTTGACGATGGCATATGATGCAAAAGAAAACTATGAAGATGTATATTCACAGGTAAAAACATGGGACAATATTATCTTCAATTATCTAAAAAAGGATAACATTGTTGTCCCTCCAAAGATTATACACAGAAAAGATTCTGCATATGCTGGTGCATATGTAAAGGAACCAAAACCAGGAAGATATGATTGGGTTGTTTCTTTTGACCTTAACTCTCTCTATCCTCACTTGATCATGCAATACAACATCTCACCAGAAACTCTGGTGGATGAAAAACATCCTACAATTACGGTTGATAAGATTCTGAATGAACCAGTTCTGTATGATGAGAAATATGCTTTGTGTGCAAATGGTGCTCAGTATAGAAAAGACTTCCAAGGATTTCTTCCAAAACTGATGCAGAAAATGTATGATGATCGTGTCATCTTCAAAAAGAAAATGCTTATTGCAAAACAAGCATATGAGAACACACCATCAACAGATCTTTCTAAAGAGATCGCCCGTTGTAATAACATCCAGATGGCAAAGAAGATTTCTTTGAACTCTGCTTATGGTGCTATCGGTAATGAATACTTCAGGTATTTCCGAATTGCAAATGCAGAAGCAATCACCTTGTCTGGTCAGGTTTCTATCCGATGGATCGAAATCAAGATGAATAGTTATCTAAATAAACTGTTAAAAACAAAGGAGGTAGATTATGTCATTGCTTCTGATACTGATAGTATCTATCTTAATATGGGTCCTGTGGTCGAAACTATATACGGTGGGAGAAAGGCGTCTGATGATAAGATTGTTGCGTTCCTTGATAAGATCTGCCAGATGGAACTTGAAAAGTTTATTGAAAGTTCTTACCAAGCGCTGGCCGACAAAGTAAACGCATATGATCAAAAGATGCAGATGAAACGGGAGAACATTGCTGACCGTGGAATCTGGACTGCAAAGAAAAGATATATTCTTAATGTCTGGGATAGTGAAGGTGTTCGTTATGAAAAACCCAAACTAAAGATCATGGGTCTTGAGACTGCTAGATCTTCTACACCTGCATTCTTTAGAGATAAACTGAAGAAAGCATTTACAATTATTATTAATAACACCAATGATGATTTGATTAATTTCATTGATGATGTACGTAAAGAAACCAAACAACAACAAATTGAAAATGTTTCATTTCCTAGAGGATGTAATGGTCTAGACAAATATAAGAGTTCTGCTGATCTATACAAGAAAGGTACACCTATTCAAGTTCGTGGTGCTATTTTGTATAATCACTATATTTCCAAAATGAAATTGCAAAATAAATATCCATTGATTCAGGAAGGAGAAAAAATTAAGTTTGTATACTTAAAAACTCCTAATCCTATTGGTGAAAATATAATTGCATTTCTTCAAACTTTACCCACGGAATTAAAACTGGATAAGTATATTGATTATGATCTACAGTTTGAAAAGAGTTTTGTAGAACCACTAAAAAATGTTGTGGAAACCATTGGATGGCAAGTTGAGAGACGAGGGACACTTGAATCTTTCTTCGTTTGATGGTAGAATAATTTTAACAAGGAGTATTTTATGAGTTTTATTAAATCAGTAATTAAAGAGTTGGACAATGAGTATGCTGGAGTTGTTGAGGACGGTGCTGTTGCTGCTGACTGCGATCAGTTCATTGACACTGGCTCTTACATATTCAATGCCTTACTAAGTGGTAGTATCTATGGTGGACTTCCCGCAAATAAAATCACTGCTCTTGCTGGAGAATCAAGCACAGGTAAAACATTCTTCGCTCTATCAATGGTGCGATATTTCCTGGAACAGAATCCGACTGGAGAAGTAATTTACTTTGAGTCTGAATCTGCTATAACCAAATCTATGATGAAGGAAAGGAATATTGATACCGGTAGAATTGGTTTAGTTCCTGTGACTACAGTTCAAGAGTTTCGTACACAATCTATTAAGATTGTTGATGAGTTTGTGAAACTCAAGAAAGAGGATCGGCCGCCGCTTCTCTTTGTATTAGACTCTCTGGGTATGTTGTCTACTACCAAAGAAGTACAGGACGCAACTGATGGTAAGGAGACTAGGGACATGACCAGGGCACAGGTCACCAAATCTATCTTCCGTCTGCTCACACTCAAGCTAGGGACCGCAGGCATCCCTCTGATCGTTACCAACCACACTTATGACGTGGTGGGTTCTTACGTTCCCATGAAGGAGATGGGAGGGGGTTCAGGACTCAAGTACGCTGCCTCTACCATCGTTTATCTATCCAAGTCAAAGGAGAAGGATGGTACAGATGTTGTTGGTAATATCGTAAAGTGTAAGGCATTTAAGTCTCGATTCACAAAAGAAAATTCAGTTGTACAAACCCGTTTGTTCTATGATCATCGTGGTCTGGACAAATATTATGGACTTTTAGAACTGGGTGAGAAGTATGGTGTCTTTACCAAAAGTGGTGGAAGATATGAAATCAATGGAACTAAGACATATGCAAAAAGTATTCTAGCAGAACCAGAGAAATATTTTACTCCAGACATTATGCAAGCCCTAGACGAATGTGCAAAAAAGGAATATAGTTATGGTTCGTTTGAATGATTTCATTCAGGTACATGAAAATGTTTTAACTAAAAAAGATTGTAGAAGTTTAATTGAAACATTTGAATCAGTATCTGAATTAGAACATATTGATAATGAAGGGACACCAAAATTTACACAGTATAACCTAACAAAAAATATAAAATTACATGACAATAATGTTATGTCTATACATAACAAATTAGTAAAGGTTGTTGTAAATTATAGAAATAGTTATTACAAATTTATAGATAAAAGATGCTTTCCAGAAAAACATGCTTTTGAACAGTTTAGGATAAAAAAATATAAGAATAATAATGAAGATAGATTTGACACTCACGTTGATGTTACTGATCATGAAAGTTCCAGAAGATTTTTATCTTTCTTTTGGTACTTGAATGAAGTAGATAATGGAGGAGAAACCGAATTTTTTAATTTGACAATCAAACCAAAAATGGGTACTATGGTTATATTCCCACCTCTTTGGATGTTTCCTCATCGCGGACATAAACCTATTTCAGGCGACAAGTATTTACTCAGCACGTATCTCCACTACACATGAAAATTGAAACAAAAATTATTTCAACGCTACTTACAAATGAAGACTATCTAAGGAAAGTTATTCCCTTTATCAAAGAAGTTTACTTTGATATTATTTCGGAACGAGTAATTTTTGAAGAGATACAAAATTATGTAAATCAGTATGATAAAGTTCCTACGCAAGCAATCATTCAAATTGAGTTGGATAAGAGAGTTGATATCTCAGAAGAAACCTTTAAAGAATCTTTAGACATCATTAAAAATGTCAGAGAAGAAAAGAATGAGTATCAATGGTTAATTGACACCACAGAGAAATGGTGTAAAGAACGTGCAGTCTATCTTGCTTTGATGGAGTCTGTAAAGATTGCTGATGGTAAAGATAAAACAAAAAGTAGAGATGCAATCCCTAGTATTCTGTCTGAAGCTTTAGGTGTATCATTCGATGATCATATTGGTCATGATTATTTTGCTGATGCAGAATCAAGATATGAGTTTTATCACCGTAAGGAAGATAGAATTGCTTTTGATCTTGATATGTTTAACAAGATCACAAAGGGTGGATTACCATCTAAAACTTTGAACATTGCACTAGCAGGAACTGGTGTCGGTAAATCATTGTTTATGTGTCATGCGGCTGCTGCAGCTTTAATGGAAGGTAAGAATGTTTTGTACATTACTTTGGAGATGGCAGAGGAAAGAATTGCAGAACGTATTGATGCTAATCTATTCAATACAGATATCAGAACTTTGGTTGATCTTCCAAAACCAATGTATGATACAAGAGTACAAAAAATTCTAAAGAAAACTCAAGGAACTCTTATCATCAAAGAGTATCCTACTGCTTCTGCTCATTCAGGACATTTCAAAAGTCTTCTTAATGAACTGAGTTTAAAGAAAGGATTTGCTCCTGATATTATTTTTATTGATTATTTGAACATTTGTTCATCGAGTAGGTTTAAGGGTAACATTGTAAATTCCTATACGTTTGTAAAAGCAATCGCTGAAGAGTTGCGTGGTCTTGCATGTGAACATAACGTACCTATTGTTTCTGCTACACAAACTACTAGGTCTGGGTATGGTAGTAGTGATGTTGATATCACTGACACTTCAGAATCTTTTGGTCTTCCTGCTACTGCTGACCTTATGTTTGCTCTTATTTCTACAGAAGAACTTGAGGAAATGAATCAGATCATGGTGAAACAACTCAAGAACAGGTATAATGATGCTGCTAGTAACAAAAGATTTGTAATTGGTATTGACAGATCGAAGATGAAATTGTATAATGTTGAAGACAGTGCTCAACAGAACATTGTTGATTCAGGTCAGGAAGATAACTACACTGACCGATTAGATAAAAAGTTCCGTAATTTTGATGGTTTTAAAGTATGACACAGACAATTAATCTTTTTGATCCAGACACTGGTGCTACACTAGAAAACGTTCCTGTGAATGAACCCACTAAGAAAGTAAACACTGATGCATACCTTGAGTTTGTAAATGCTGTTACATCAGAACCAAGTAAAAATGCTGATGCATTTGAGTATCGTATTCAAGAACTTCGTGGGGAAGGATTTGAAACACATCGACTTCTGACTGCTGCTGTAGGGATGTCTGCAGAAGCAGGTGAGTTTACTGAAGTTGTAAAGAAGATTATCTTTCAAGGTAAACCAGTCAACGAAGAGAACATG